CCTTGATTATATAGTTATAAAAAGATGTATGCCTCTCGTTTCACAACGAAAGGCATACGCAATTCTAACCTAAAAAGTTCACTCCGACACAAACCGACATTATCGAGCACTGTGGAGCACATTCCATGGTGCTATATTGTGTTTGCAAATCCGCCAATATGTCGTAACTTTGTTGCGTATTTGTTGCTCACACCAAAAGCAGAAGTACGCACCGAACATGGAACAGACTAAAGAACCGGTCCGCCTCCGCCGGCGGACACGAGCCAACGGCCGACAGGCTCTATATCTCGACATCTATCTGAAAGGCCGCAGGGCGAATGAATATCTCGGATTGTTTCTTGTCCCCGAGAGGACGAGGGAGGACAGAGACGCCAACCGTCAGACACTCTCATTGGCGGAAGCGATAAAAGCCAAACGTCTTGTTGAAATACGCAACGGTCAGTACGGGTTCAAGCAGGAGGATAACAGCAATGCTCTGTTTTTGCCGTTCTTTGATGCAGTGGCGAAAGAGAAGCCGTCGAGGAAACTTCGATGGCCGTCCTGCCGTCTCCATATCGTCGAGTATGCATGTGGTCATGAACTGCGGATTAAGGACATTGACCGCGAATGGGTGGAAGGGTTCAAAAAGTATCTTGACTCCGCAACGAACCTCGATCATAAGGACTGTCGGGACTACCAGAGGAGTACTCTCTCACTCGGAACGAAAGGCTCGTACTTCGGCATTCTGAAGACCTGCCTGAAGGTGGCATCCGACAGGGGGCTCATCGCGAAAAATCCTGCTGACGGAGTGAAGGGCTTTCGCATGGCCGATCCGAAGCGTGTGTATCTCACTATGGAAGAAGTGAAGGCCCTGGACGGAACAGAGTGCAGGTATCCGGTGCTGAAGCGTGCTTTTTTGTTCTCGTGTCTGACAGGGCTGCGCAAGTCCGACATTGACAAGCTCACATGGTCGGAGGTTGAGCAGAACGGAGAGTTTACGAGGCTGGTATTTCGCCAGAAGAAAACAGGTGGGCTGGAGTACCTTGACATCTCGCCGCAGGCAGTGGAGTATATGGGGATGAGAGGAAAGCCACAGGAGCGGGTGTTCAGTGGGTTCTATTTCACTACCGCCATGGGAAAGCACCTGCGGGAATGGGCACAGTCCGCAGGGATAGACAAGCATATTACTTTCCATTCAGGAAGACACACCTTTGCAGTCATCATGCTCGACCTTGGGGCTGACATCTACACGGTGCAGAAACTATTAGGGCATCGTGAACTGAAAACAACGCAGGTGTATGCTGACCTACTCGACAAGAAGAAGCAGGCTGCAGTATCTCTCATACCAAAGTTCTGAATTGAGAGCTTGTTCGATTTCTTCGGTGTAGTCCATACTCATTTGTTCGCTATGATGTTTCCCTGCCCCGTCAGCAGCCACCGTGCCGACACTCCGTAGTCGTGCACGAGGTAGTATAGCCATGCCGGCTGGAATATGTCGGAGGCAAGGTTTTTCTCCAACTTGTTCATGTTCCAACGGTTTATTCCGTGTGCTTTCGTGAATGTCTGCTTGCCTCGGATTATGCCCTCGGCTTTCAAGTAGTAGAGAGCATCGAAAAAGCGTTTTATTATGATTTGGCTGTCCTCTGTCTGCATAACTTACAATTTACCACACGTTCGTAAAGGGTCGCTGAAATCGAAGGGAAATGCCCTTTATCTGTCACCTACAATGGAATTATATAAATCTCTGAATAAGTCCTCGGGGAGGGACAGTAGAAAGGTGCTGTCAGGCAGGACTTCAATTCCTTTATGACGAGCCTCGAAATACAGCCTTTCAATATTTGCACGACGCAGGTTTAGAGCCGCATCTTCAGCGGCTTTTTGCGTTTTGTTCTGGCCGCATCCTGCAAGGAGGAGGACTACTGCGGCGATGGTGATAGTTCTGTTCATTTACTTTCGATTATTTTGAGTAGCCGGTCAATCTGTTCGTCCTTTTTGGCAATCAGGTCGATGAATAGGCTCATGTCCGCGTTGATGTTATTGTTGTTTCCAGCCACTGCGTTGCTGCCGTTGTCGGCGAATGCAATCGGAGCTGCTGAATCAAAGAAGAATCCGATTGGTTTGTCAATGGCCGTGGCAATCCGTTCAAGTATGCCTGTCTTGATGTCCTTCACCTTGAGGGCTGCGGAGAAATTCTGGGAACTCTCGCCAAGTTTCGTGGCGATGTCATTCAAAACATAGCCGTTTTTCAGCAAAATCTGTTTTACCTGTAATCCCGTCATAATAAGCGTGTTGTCAAATGTTCTTTTGATTTAACCAAAATTTTATTCAAAAATCAGTATCAAAATCAAATAAATATTTGGTGGTATCAAAAGTTTATTATAACTTTACTCTCGGATATTAAAAACAATCCAAATTAAAATACACGCAAAGATAAAAAGTTTGCTTGAAATTACAAATGTTTAACACCAAAAAGAACAGAATATGACACGCAAAGAAAACCTCCGCAACCTCTACATTGAGAAGAGTAATGAATTGTTGGCCCTGCAAGGCCAAACTTGTAACGCCTCGCACTATGCTCCTTTCGCCGGAGAGAGAACCATTAATGAGTGGGAACAATCCATCAAGAATGTCGAAGCAAGCATCGAGAGAACAAGAATTGAGAAAGAGCAGAAGGCAGCTGTCGATGCCTACTTCGCAACCGAAGAGGGGAAGGCTCGCAAGGAAGCTCTGCTCAAGGAACAGGAAGCCACTCTTTCTGCAATGACGGAACTGACCGAGAACAGAGAAGCATTCTTCAAGGAGTGGATCAAAGAGTACCTCGGCAGCCACTGGACACTCCGCTACTTCTGCGACTCATGTATTGAGTTTGCAGTAGTTGACCCCAATGACGAGGAGAAGTTTGTTTTCGGACAGAACATAGAAATTTCCTACGATCCTAATTGTTGGAGAAAGGGTGAGAGGTTCGAGACCAACGTCGGAACGACCGGAGCTTTTAGCATCCTCGAATCAGAGCAGGGTGACAGAGCACGTTACTACATCGACCTCGGCAAGTTCCTCTCTGACAAGAAAAGGCTGGAAGAACTGAAAGCCGCCCTCTTCGCATACAATAGCAGGCTGAAAGAACTCAGACAGATTTATCTGAATATCGAGAAAGAACTTGCTAATCCGACAATAGACAATCTCGGACTTTAATCTGTAGGACGTCCTCTCAAAGTAAATGTCAAACAGGTGCTGGCGTTCGCCAGCTCGCACTACAAAAAGAACATTATTCAGTAAGTCAAAAGAAAGTTATATCAAAAGTTTATTTGTCATGAAAGCAAACAAGTTTGAAATGGAAGCGCTACGGCAGCTTTCCCAAATCGCAAATCTCTCGTCCGAGGCAGTCATTGTCGTAGGAGCCGAGAATGACGCAATTCACCTCGTCAAGATTATTTCTAATCCAGACTATGAGAAGCAGCACTATGATGGCTATTGTCTCGATAATCCGAAGGTCTATTCGGTCAGGCTATTCTCTTACGAGGCACTGCCCGATGAAGTGGTGCACAAGATTGAGGGCCGGACATTCAAGGCCTCAGGGGAGGCTCTTGAGTTCGCCAAGAAGCAGGCTGACATTGTAAACAATGGGCTCGACGTAGTCTTGAAAAAATTGTCCTGATAATCGTTTCGCCTTATGAAAAAGATCATTCTCATAGCCAAGGCTCTGCTCGCAATTACTCTATTTGCCATCGCAGCCCTCGCCATTTGCATTGTCTTCGGAGAGCCTATACCCGGAGTAGAGTATTCAGAGGGTCAGTTCTGGTGGGACAAGCTCGCCTCTGGATGCGTACTGTACACGGTATTCAAGGTCGTGCAGAGGGTATGGCCGGATGTCGTTAGGTTAGAAGCCACCGCATCCACAGATAAAAAATAACAAAGTTAAACTACCGAAAAGAACAGTAATAATGAATGTTTACGAAATAGTTACAGAGAAGATAATGGAGCAGATGAAGGCCGGTGTCATTCCATGGCAGAGGCCGTGGCACAGCATTTCGGACGAGGCCATCTCGTATGTAAGTAGGAAGCCCTACTCTCTGCTAAATCAGATGTTGCTGGGCATTCCTGGGGAGTTTCTGACACGCAACCAAATCAAGGCTCTTGGGGGCAATATCAAGAAGGGGGCAAAGGCACAGTTCGTTGTTTTCTTCCGATGGGTCATCAAAGGCACTCACAAGGTGCTGACCAATGAAGAGGCCGCCAACACGAAACCCGAAGACCTATCCAGCTTGTATCCTATGCTCCGCTATTACTATGTCTTCCACCTCTCGGACACGGAGGGCATTCCGACCAAAATCAAGGAGGACGAGCCGGTAGTCAAGATTAAGCCCGTCGAAGCCGCCGAGGCTATAATCCGAGACTACTCCGAGCGTACCGACCTGTGCATCAAGCAGGTTAAGTCCAACGGAGCGTACTACTCTCCATTGCGGGACGAGGTGGTCGTTCCTCTGCTGGATCAGTTCGACAATTCCGAGCAATTTTACGCGACGCTGTTTCACGAGTGCGTACACTCTACTGGAGCGAAGAAAAGGCTCAATCGTCCGACCATTACCGAGACTAATTTTTTCGGTGATGAGAACTACTCCAGGGAAGAGCTGATAGCAGAGATGGGGTCGGCAATGCTTTGCAATAGGCTGGGAATTGACACTGAGTCAGTCTTCAAGAACACTGTCGCATACCTTCAGAGTTGGCTTGAAGCCCTGCGAAATGACAAGTACATGGTAGTGTGGGCTGCGTCTCGCTCAGAGAAAGCCGTAAAACTCATTCTGAACGAAGTTTCATAGTAGAAGTGTAAAATGTATCAACCAAATATGTTAAACGTCTTAAAATCAAAAAGAATGGCCAAAGAATCGAAATTCAAGACCGAATTCCAGAAGGAGAAAGAGGCAAAAGACCTCGCCATCTACAAGGAGTTCAAGAAGCTGACAGCCACCCCGGGAGCAAGTACCGGGGAGGTCACCAAGCATCTCATGCTTAAGTACAGGTTGCATTCCCCGTCCACGATATGGGGAATACGCAAGAGGGTGGAAGCAAGGCTTTCCGCCAAAGAGGAGGAGTAGCCATGGCCTGCGATGTATGTATGGGTATCAATTCGCACCTCTGCCCTGTATGCGGCAGTGAGCCGGAAGTGGTCACCTGCGACAGGTGCAATGGAGAGGGCATGATTTATTATGCCTATGACCTTCGCACCGGGGACTCATACGAAGTCACGCCCGCCACTTATTCGGCACTGCCCGACACTGAAGAATTGGCCGAACACCTCAATCAGCATGTCTGCAAGGACTGCTGCGAGATGTGCGATGTCTGCCATGGTGAGGGAGAACTTGAACAGGAAGAATATGACTATGGCTACTGAACTTATGACCACCAAGGACGCGGCAAGAGCCTGCGGCCTCTCTGAATCCTGGATGCGCCATCTCGTGGCGAAGAGGGAAATCCCCGTCTGCAAGTTCGGCAGGGCGGTGAGAATTCGACAGGAGGATCTGGACGACTTCATTGCCAGCCACAGGCTGCGCTCGAAGTCCGAGACAATAGTAATTGCAACGACACACGTTGCCGGGCACAAAAATCCATTGCTATGATTGCTGGTTTCAAATCATTCACGCAGGAGTTGAACGACTATGAGAGATATACCCTCCTGCCCGTAGTAGCTGACATATTGCGTCATAGTTCCAAGAAGCAGCCGGTCATCAACAGGCTCGCAGTCAAATCTCTCATGCAACAGGGTTACGTTATCAGTGACTCTCGATTCAGGAAGGTAGTAGCGGAAATCCGCCTCAATGCCATTGTCCCGAATGTGATAGCCTCGTCAAAGGGCTATTACCGGAGTGATGACCAAGGTGAGGTCTCAGCCTACATAGACGGACTGTATGCAAGGGCTAATGCCATACGCAGTGTGGCACAGGCCCTACAAAGACAAGGTCGCCAACTGGAGAACCGACTATTCTGAAATGCAAGAGCCACGAAGCAGTAAGAGTGGCACTAACGAAATTTATATTATGGGAAATTTAATCAAGAAGCCTTCCGAACTGGAGGCAAAGCAGACAATCTCAATGCTCATCTACGGTCAGCCCGGCGTGGGTAAGACCACCCTTGGCCTTTCAGCCCCCGATGCGGTGCTGTTCGACTATGACGGAGGCATCAACCGCACTAACGGTGCACACCGGGGACTGACGGTTCAGGTACGCTCGTGGGAAGACACGCAGGCAGCTCTGGACGAAATCAAGAACGAGCATCCAGAGGTTAAGACTATCGTTATCGACACTGCTGGTAAGATGCTCGACTTCATGTCGGAGTACATCATGCGTAACAACACACGTATGCGCAAGAATGACGGAACTCTCTCGCTGCAGGGCTACGGACTGCGCAAGGGCATGTTCATAGACTTCATCAAGCAGGTCGGAGTGCTTGGCAGGAATGTCATCTTCATCGCCCACGAAAAGGAGGAGAAGCGGGGTGACGAGACCGTCAAGCGTCCTGAAATCGGAGGCTCGTCCAGCAATGACCTCGTGAAGGAACTCGACCTCGTTGGCTATGTCCAGATGGTCGGCAAGGAGAGGACGATTGCGTTCAATCCTACCGAGTGGTACTATGCCAAGAACACATGCAACCTCGCACCTGTCATCAAGATTCCTGTAATAGTGGATGACAACGGCGTAGTCACCGGTACGAACAACTTTATCCGCAGGATACTCGCAACGTTCAAGAAGTCGCAGGAGGACACGCAAGTGCTGACAGCCAAGTATGACAAGCTCATGGATAGCGTTGACACTGCTCTCGCTTCCGTCACCGATGCAGCAGGCCTAAATGCCATTCTCGATAGTCTCGACAAGGCAGAGCAGGTGTACAACTCGCTGATGGCCGGCCAGCAGAAGATATCTCGCAAGGCGAAGGAACTCGGCATACAGTTCGACCAAATCTCACATCGCTATGTCGCAGCCTGACTATAAGATTTATCCGTCCCTGCTCGATAAGTTCCAGCAATACCTTGATTCCGACACGGAAGCCGAATCGTTCTGGAATATTGACTATGAGACCGGGGAAATGAAGAAGACCGCGGATGAGATAGCGGCCCAGAACGAGCAGGAACTTCTTGATGCAATCAACAGGGTTCCCTCTGAGCCGATTCCTGCGGCCGACAGGGGTACTTGCTTCAACGAGATTGTGGACTGTCTCATATCGGGAAAGAACACCGAAAGGGAGGATATTTCCATTTGCTCTATGTGGATAGACCCGATGGGCCGCATCTCTCTTGAGCAGGAGGAAGGGTCGGTCAAGTTCATACAGGCCACCATGAACGGTGCGGAGTACAACTTCGACATCGCCACCTGCATGGCAGCTGTGGAGCACTTCGGCCGAGATGCTGTCATTCAGCATTTCTGCCGGGGCTTGCTCCCTACGCAAATGGGACTGGTGGAACTCTACGGATACGCAGACTATATCGTCAAGGATGTGGTGCATGACTTGAAGACCACCTCGTCTTACTCATTCGGCAAGTATGAGCAGGGCTGGCAGAAATTCGTCTATCCCTACTGTCTTGTCAGTAGCGGAGAGATGCAGTCCGTGTCGGCTTTCGAGTACACCGCTTTCCAACTGACGAGAGCCTCGCTCCGCAACCCGATTACCTCTGGAACTATGTACAGGGAAGTCTATACCTACGACCACAACTACGCCATTGACCGCCTAACCCATATGACCGAGGTTTTCATTGATTGGTTGGAATGCCATAGGAAAGACATAACCGACAAGAAAATATTTGCTTATAGGTAGTGCCATGTATTTGATAAGCAATCAACAGATGGAAACGGTAATCCGCCTGCTGGAACTCGTCAGGCAAGTTCCCGGGAGTGGTACGCGTCTGTACAACCAGAAGCGGATTTCCAACCAGCTGATTAAGGCATTATCGAAGAAGAAACCCGTAGAACAGAAAAGTCATGAAAAGTGATTATATTGTAATCAGAAATTCATATCTTTGCAGTCACCAAAGCGGACAAGACAATAAAGTAATAGCAGAGGGAAGGAACTGTGCGAGCGAAAGCCGTACACGGGCATACTGTTCTGCCCGGGTGAACTCCGCCCCTCTGCTTTTGTTATATCCATTCTGAAATGAAAGAGACATTCTATTTCTCTCACGACTATGGGGCACGGAATGACCCGAAGCTTCAGAATGTCTTGATGGATCTGGGGTGTGAGGGTATCGGCATCTATTGGTGCTTGGTCGAAATGCTCTTTGAGCAGGACGGCAAGATAGACACCGGCCAAATAAGGGGCATTGCTTTCAACCTCCATGTCAGCGAAGAACTCGTGCAGAGCATTGTAGACAAGTACGGCTTGTTCCATGTCGTCATGGAAAATGACGTGCAGTACTTCTTCTCGGATTCAGTCAATAAACGGCTGGCCGAGAGGCGTAGGAAGAAAGAGGTCAGACGCATGGCCGGCATTCGTGGAAACCAAGTCCGTTGGGGTGGTGGTGCATTCGCAAACGCATCGCAAAGCGATACGGATTTATCGCAAATGCGACAGAATTCTATCGCAAAGCCATCGCTCTGCGATAACAATGCATCGCAAAACATCGCAAAGGAAAGTAAAGGAAAGGAAAATAAACAAAAAGAAAATAGTACTCCCCCTATTATTCCCCCTCAATCTCAATCACGATTCGTCAAGCCTACTCTGGAGGAGGTGGCAGCTTACATTTCCGAGAAGGACTATTCCGTGGACGCAGAACGGTTCATATCGTACTACGAGAGCAACGGCTGGAAAGTCGGAAGAAATCCTATGAAGAACTGGATGGCTGCGGTCTCGAACTGGGAGAGAATGGAAAAGACAAGAAATGGTACAAGAAATGGAAAAACCGACAGTGAGCCTCAATTCGATTTTGGACGAGGCTCTGAAAGAACTGGAGAAGCCGGCTACGAAGATTCGTTTTAGCCTGCCGATGACTACAGAGCAGATGTCGCAGCACCTCGCCGCATCCTATGCGTGGTGTGTATCCTATCGTGGTTGCACCTACGAGGCTGACCAGTCCACCATGAGCAAGATAGGCAAGGTCTCGCAGTGGTTGACAAGCCCCTCGATGAAGCCTATGCTACTGCTGTATGGAGGAGTTGGCAACGGCAAGACCACCATGGCAAGAGCCGTAGCCGCACTCATCAACACCGTGCGGACGAAAGCACAGAAGTTAGTCTATGACTTCGGGCCGTGGCAGACCACCGAACAGGATGACAAGGAACAGGCTCGAATCTTCGACAGGCTGACACGGCTTCCGTTTCCGCAATCCGTCACCGCCCAATCTTTGGCGGACATGGCCAAGTCGGAAAATCCGCAGTACGCCAAGATGAAGACAACTGCGTTTCTCATTTTGGACGACCTCGGCTGCGAGCCGGCTACGGTCAAGAGTTTCGGTACGGAGGTAACTCCTGTTACTGATCTGCTCTATGAGCGGTATGACTTGATGCTACCGACAATCGTAACGACAAACCTCAATTTGCAGGACATCCGCTCTACATACGGGGACAGATTGGCTGACAGGTTCAACGAGGTATTTGAGAGGGTCGGGTACAACGGGAAAAGCTATCGCCGATGACACCGCAGGAGGCAATAGTTTACCGCGCCATTGCGCTTTTACAAGCCTATGCAACTCTCATGGGGCGAGTACCTATTTACGCCCTATCTATCAGGGTTGTAGCACACAGCAAGCCTCTGAAGCGGTCTGAAACGGATGCTGTACTGCAATCCCTCGAAGCACAAGGACTGATTGTGCACCGCAGGGGTATCAACTATGAACTTTATGCAATAAAAAACTACCAAAAGGAACAGGCAATGAACATTTTTGAACAGACAATCAAGACCTTCTTGGACGAGAAGGCAAAGGGAGACTCCGCCTTTGCGGAGAAATACTCCAACAAGAAGAAGTCCATTTCGGACTGCTGCAAATTCATTATCTCTGAGGTCAAGAAAACACGCCGTCAGGGTTTCGCCGACGATGAAATCTACGGTCTCGCCATACATTATTACGACGAGGAAAATCTGGACTTCAACCCGAAAGACGCAGATTCCTGCAAAGTCGTGGTGAACAAGGAAATCCAACTTACCGAGGAAGATAAGCGTAAGATTAAGGAGGAAGCCCGCAAGAAATTGCATGAGGAAGAAATGCGGAAGCAACTCCGCAAGCTAAAAGAAGAACAGGAGAAGGAGCAGCGTAAGAAGGAAGCGGCCGAGAAGCGTGCTGCTGAAAAGGCCGCCGCAGAGAAGAAAGCCCGTGAAGATGAGGGCTTATTGTTCCATTTTGACGATTGACACAATGGCACGAAACAACGAATTAGAACAGGTAAAAAGGCTGTGGAGCAAGCATGTTCCCGATACCGGGGCTACCGTTACTCCAGCTTTTCGCAAGTGGGTGGACGGAAAGGTAGTCAGCCACAAGGCCTATATGTCTGGACGCAAAGCTTGGTGTACGCATTGTGGCTCGTCATTCGTTCCGGAAGATGAGGGAGCAGCAAGATGTCCTGTTTGCGGCAGGCGACTTGAGGTCGTCCGTTCTCGCAAAACCAAATACTGTGATTACGGCTACCTGCAGGAGGTGACCGCATGGGACAAGTATCAGGTGATACGCCTATATCTCTTCAAAATCAATTGCAGGAAAGACGAGAGATGCAGTCTGGGTGTATATCATGTTTACGACTGGATGCTGTCGTCCGATGGCAATAAGTATTGTTTCAGCCGCAGCATAGGCATGTATCCCTACTGGCGTAGAATCCCGTGGTCTCTGAATTCCAACGGCAATCCGGAACTTCGTTTCCGCCGTACTGTGGACGGAGGCAATTACGAGTGGCACTCGGGCTGGCACATATCAGCCCATTATCCCGTCCGCAGGGTGCAGCCGTGGCTGGAGAAATATTCTGTCTCAGGGGAATGGGGGCATTTGGATATGTATGATGTCATCAAGACCCTCATGTACGACCGTACAAACCACTTTGAAACTGTGTGGAAACTCCGCAATCACCCCCTCTGCAACTTCATGCTCTACTTTGACGGAAGCCGCCTGTGGCCGCAAATTAAAATCGCCCTCCGGGCAGGGTTTAAGTTCGAGGACTGCAATATGTGGAGAGACCATGTGGAGATGCTTGAAACGGAGGGTTTCGATATCCTCAATCCGAAGTTCATAGCACCAGCGGATCTGGCAACGGCTCACGCCGAACTGAACGAAATCGCCAAAAGACGCAGGGAGAAGAGGGAACTGGAAGAGGAAATCCGACGCAGGCAGTGCGAGGAGGAAAGACAACTCGCCCTGAAAGACCGCAACTCTAAACTCAATAGACAGTATTTCGCCCGTTTTGGCAACCTGCTTTCGGTAGCGGTCACATCAGGAGACATATCCATCGCCCCGTTGCAGAATATAAAAGACTTCTACGATGAGGGTAAGGCTCTGCACCATTGCGTATACGAAAACCACTACTACGACCATGACAATGCTCTCATACTCGGAGCGAGGGTTGCAGGCAAGCGCACCGAGACAATCGAACTCGATACCCGGAACTTCCGCATAGTGCAGTGCCGGGGAAAATTCAACCAAAACAGTCCAAGGCACAAGGATATATACGAACTCATGGAAAGAGCCATTCCGAAGTACCGCAGGGCTTTCGCAAGTCGCCATATTTGAGATGCCAATCACGGAAGTGGACATCATCTGTGAAATTTAGAAACTAAGAATAAACACAAATTATTTTCAATCATGTTAGTAATCGAAGCAATCGGAAACCTTGGCAGCGATGCCGTTGTCAAGAGTATCAACCAGAAGGACTATGTGTCCTTTGACCTCGCCCACTCCGAAGGATCGGGCGACAGTAAGGAAATCGTTTGGGTTTCTGTCCTTTGGTACGGACAGGGAGGCAATCTCCGTCAGTATCTGACCAAGGGGGCTAAAGTCTTTGTCCGTGGCCGCATGCGGGCACGCATCTACACGGCTAAGGATGGGACGAGTAATGTGTCGGTATCTTGTTTTGCCTCCGAGGTATTTCTTTGTGGAGGCAGGAGCGAGTCCGGAGCCGGCCAGCCATCGCATGACTATCAGCAGAGACCACAGTATCAGCAGCCTTCCCCTGCACTGCAACAAGGTGCAGTCTCTTTGGAGGACGATAACGACTTGCCTGATTTTAGGTTATAAATCCCAGCAGAATGACCCTGACTATGAAATCAACACCAAGTATCACCATACGGGCTAAAACTCCAAGGAAAGGAAATGAATTGGCAAAGCAAGACGCGTTCACTGCACTTTGCCGTTCAGAGCTTGGATTAGAGTGCGTGAAAGAATTGCAATTCCACCCTGAGCGGCGGTGGCGGTTCGACTATGCCATTCCGTCTTGCAAGGTTGCACTTGAAGTCGAGGGTGGTGTTTACACGCAGGGGAGGCATACCCGGCCCGTTGGGTTCTTAAGGGATATGGAGAAGTACAACACTGCCGCCGTTCTTGGTTGGACGGTTGTACGAACCACCCCTTTGGAACTCTACACTTGTAAGACCTTGGACATGCTGAAAACCCTCTGCGAAAGTCGGGTTTGATAACAAAAACAAGAAAATATTACAGTTATGGAAATTAAAAAAGAAAATATCATAAAGGCTTATATGGCTGGTGATGATAATGCAAAAAAAATGTTACGGGAACTATTCCCTGACATCAACTTTGAAGCTGAGAAACTTCCGATAACGGAACGGGTCAGGACATTTGAGGACGCCTGCCGTGAGTTGGGCTATTACAATCCCTTTGTCGTGGCGTACAACACCATAATCTCCTATACCCTTTTTGAGAAGGAAGTGGAAAATGTGCAGGACTTGATTGCGTACCTTAAACTTCGCATCATTTGCGCCGCTCTCAATGAGGGTTGGCAGCCGCAGTTTACGGCGGACGAATGGCGTTACTACCCTTGGTTCTACCTCTACACCAAAGACGAACTCAACCAAAAGAGTGCCGATTGGAAAAGCAAGCGTACAATTGTACCAACAGGCGATTATCAAACTGAATATGCGGACTTCGCCTGTGCGGGCTCGCATCACACCCCCTCGCAAACGGCTGCGCACCTCGGCTC